ATTGCCCTACACCCCGCCCTCAAGGTCACCACTGCTCTTGCAGGAGTTGTTGGAGCAATATCACTCGTCCGCACAGTCGCTGGACTCTTCACAAAAGAAGACGACATCGGCTTTGAGAGCCTTGACCCACAAGGCGCCTGGGACTATGAGAAATTGCGCCGAAACAAGAACCGCAAGCGCGGGAACAAAGGTAACCAGTCACATGAAAGTGCCGAAATGGCCCTTCACGATGCTGGCGGTGATACATACTGGGACAAAACCGGTATCTACACCACTCGCGCACAGGCTGACACTGATGAGCCTATGCACCCCGTTGAGGCGAAAATCGCTGGCAACAGCGTTGTTCTCACACGCTCTCACATTGCTTCCAGTGGCACCATTCGTGCACTGTTTATTGGCCGTAACATTCTCATGGTCAACACACATTTCTTTCTCCAGGACGCTGTTGCGCTCGCCGAGGGCTCTGAGTTTACGATCAACATGGCTGCTACCAAGTACGTCCAACGTTTCGAAAACAAGCGCCTGCACGTTCAAACACTGAACGGCGAGAGGACTGACAAAGCCTTCTACGTCGTGACCGACGACGTGCCAACTTTGCCTACTATCACTCAGTATTTCGTTGACCACGTCAAGGACTATTCTGCATTTGATGGTGCACTGCTGATGCGCAACGCCAAAGACTACGCCACTATCGACATCGAAGATGTTGGTCGTGTTACTCACTTCCCAACCGCCCACAACTTCACTGCCATGCAGGCTGATGAATCGGCCAAGAACTTCTCTAAGACCCTTGGTGATCCACGCACCTGGCTGGTTTATGATGGTGAACACCCTGGTTGGTGTGGCGCTGTGGTCATTGATCGCAGCCCTGCCTCACTTGCCAGTGGTCGCGTCATTCGTGGTCTGCATTGTGCGAAGCTTGAAATCGAAAACGAAGTGCGTGGCGTTGGTTTGCCCCTCGCGCGTTCCGTCGTTGATGAAATTGTCGCCCGGCTCCCAGACCAATGGGAACGTCTTGACACGTTCAAGACCGGCGGTAATCACCTTCGTGGTTTTGTGCGGCTCGGTTCCACATTCAGCGCGAACAAGCTGCGAACTACTGAACTTCGCAAATCCCCAATCCACGATTTCATTCCTCAGACGGATTATGAGCCGGCGATCCTCACGAAGGACGACCCTCGCAACCTTGAACAGGTCGACCCTGTGGTTGTTGCCTTTGCAAAGCAGGGTTCTCAACCCAAGCTCATGTCTAAAGAGGATGCTCTTGAGACTGCGGCAGAGGTTGCACGTATGTTGCTGCCCAAGCTACATGGCTCCGTTGCCAGCGTGCTCTCGCTCACCGAATGCTTCAAGGGTCACCCCGGGATGGGTTTGCGACCCGTTGACATGTCCACTTCACCTGGCCTCAAATACAACAAGTATGGCAAAGGCAAGTCTGGCGTCATCGACGACAACCGTGAGCCACGCGACTTCCTTCTTGCGGACATGCAAAAGATGTTGCTCGACCTCAAGAGTAAACGCTTTGCGGACACATACTCGACCGCGTCCAACAAAGACGAGTTGCGTACTGCAGAGAAAATTGCCACCGTTTCTTCCCGACTGCTGACCAACGGCAATGCTGATTTTGACGGTATTTCCCGTGCTTACCTTGGTTCGTTCTGTGGAGCCCTGATTCTAAAGAAGGGCAAAACATATACGGCCATGGGTACCAACATCTACGGTCCCGACTACAATGAACTGATGCGGGCTCTCTATGATCTTTCTGATCTTGGGTTCGCTGGTGACTTCAAAGGTTTTTGCTATTGTGTCACCTATTGGATGCTCGTTGGCCAAGGCCGCGTCGCCGATAAGTTCTACGAAGAAAACGACCCCAATTACTGTCCTGAGGACCGTTTGGTCCGTGAGGGCATCTTCAAGGCTTTTGCTCATTCCGTTGAGCACTGCCGTGGAGGTGTTTTCCTCACCGACGGTTCGACTCCCAGTGGCGTCACGCTCACTACCGTGATCAACTGTATGGGCTGTTTCCAATTCCTTCTGTTTGGTTACAAACACGCTCGCGACAAGCTGCTAAGCCTGCAGCCTGAGCACCCCATTCGCGTCTACCAGGGCTATTCCGGCTTCCATTCCTTTTGTAGGCCCCTGGTCCTTGGTGATGACCACGTGGTTGCTGTTGCTTCCATTGCTGATTTCTTCAACTTTCACAGTATGAAGGATGCCATGGAATCTCTCGAGATTCGGTATACTTCCCCTGCCAAGAACGATGATGAAGTCGCCAGCCTCCAGCCGCTCTGTGAGTTGGAGTTCCTTTCGAACGTTCCACGTTTTGATGCCGAGATCAACATGTATGTTGCTTGCCCCCGCCTTGAAGGCTGTTGGAAATCGCTCGGCTGGATCAAAGGTGTTGCGGAACCTGACGAAGTGCTCATCGCAGCCCGTTGCCAAGACGTCCTCCAAAGGATGCATGGCCACGGGCCCAAGGTGTGGTACGAAGTCCTCGGCATCATCACTTCAGCCTACTACCGTGCTGGCATGACCCCTCCAGTTTTCTGGTCCTATGACGAACTTACTGAGCGTTATCGGGACGGCACTCTGGGTCTTGCTGACGTTGATGCCACCAATTTTGGCTACAGCCCCCCCCCGCCCCCAAGAGCCGTCCATGTGACACCTCAGATGGACCATGGTGTGGAGATTGCTGGAGTCATCAATACAGCGAATGCCGTCGCAGGCACTGCTGGTGGCACTCCTGGTGGCGCTGGTTTTGGCCTTGCAAGCGCTAGCTTTGATAGCGTGCTTGCGCGGCCCCAGTACCAAGGCAGTGTCAATTGGACCATCGCCCAAACGCCGCTCACTCCACTTATTGGTGCTGAACTGCCCTTGCAAGCCATTGTTGGCCCACATGCACGAGCTTGTGCTGTGTTCAAATACATGCGCTACACTCATTGCGTGATCACCATTACCACGCAAGGTCAACCTTTCATGGCTGGCCGTTTGATGGCATTGGCAGTCCCAAACACCACGCTAAACGAAGTCGACACCGACGTGATCTCTGATAAACCTTCAATGTGTTTGAATCAGCACGCCTACATCGATCCTTCGAAGGTTGAAACAATCCAACTCGTTGTCCCCTGGAACTTTCCATATCAATCTGTTGATCTTACCGGCACCAGCGTTGTGCCCGTTAGCACTTTTCGCTTGGTTGTGTTCAATCAATTGCGAACTGGCGTTGGTGGTCCAACCTCTGTTGCCGTCACCTGGATGGTCAACTACATCGGTGTGGAACTTCGTGTTCTACGTCCACCCGGCCCTGCTGGCAGTAGTGACCAAGAACGCATTGAGCAACTCGAAGCTAAGATTTGTCAACTCGAAGCTTCCCAGTCCTCCGCTGAACCCGGCCGCTCCAACGGAATAAGACTCACGCCCCAGGGTGCTTCTGCCTCCAAGACTTCTAACGTTCAAAACGTTACGAATAACTACGACCACGTTACCTCAAGCAATTTTGGCCCCTCTGGCGCTGACGATGCCATCAGTACCGAACAGAAGACGGATGGTTCCGTGGCCGTCCACGCCCAGGACAAACCCGTTGTTGCCCTGACGCCCTTCAACACTACAAGCATGGCCCCCCGTATCACCACAGGGGTCAATTTTGTTCAGGCTACCCCCATGTGTTTCACCATGGGTGCGCTTGGCAAGCCTGTTTCGGCCAAGAGCTTCGGCGTTGCCGAGGATGAGATGCAGCTTTCCACGTTGTTGGCTCGCCCATCCTTTATTGGCACCGTGAGTCTCACTACCGCTTCGCTGGTAGGTGATGTGCTCATGGAGGGCCCTTTGAGCCCTGCAACCTCTTTGTACGCTGCCAAGCTCGGCCAGCCTGTTGCGCTCAACCTGTTGACCTGGCTCGTTGCTCCGCATTCCTACTGGCGTGGCGATCTCAAGGTCACGTTGATGCCCATCAAAACCAATTTCCACTCCGCAAAAGTGGGCGTCGCCATCTTGTATGGTGTGCCCAATGCTGCCTCCACTGATGTTTCTTCCCTTGAACAGTATGCAACTTGTTGACATATCTGCTGGCACTGGCTCGGTTGACGTGCTCGTTCCTTTCAACATGCCTGTTAGCGTTGCCCGTGTTTACAACGGCAGCGATCAGGACAGCTCGTTTCCCACGGCCCTTGATTCCATGGGCACGTTGGTGGTTTTCCTGTACGCGCCTTTGATCGCGCCTGAAACTGTTAGTTCCACTTTCGAAATCAACGTTTTCTATCAGCTTTCTTCTGATGCCGAGCTCAGTTTCTGGGGCACCAACAATTCCACGATCCACGTGGAGGCCGACAACCCCACTCCACTCGGTGTGCCTGATCAGGTTCGCGAGATCCGCCTCACCCCACAGATGGATGCTGGACCAGCTCACGCTGATGACGATGCTGTTACGGTTTCTGCACCTGTTCCCAGCACACCTGCATTGCCACCGAGCCCCGCACAGCCAATGAGCCTGAAAACCTATGGCGCTCGTGGGTTTGTGGTGGCTACCATCGATGTTGGAGAAGCCAATTTGGAGTTCACTCTCCCTGTTGCTAGCTTGTTTGTGCCGTTTTCGCACGCAAGCAGTGAAGGCATTCAGATTCAAGCTTCAGGCTACGCTTATACAGCACAGGCCTTTCGAGCTTGGCACGGCCCGATTGTTTGCTACATACTCGGTGAGTTTGACGGTTCCGTTTCTGTCAGCCCTTATGCTATCTCTAAAGCTAGCATGATCAGCACGTTCATTGCTGATGGCTCCAATCTCTCCATGAACCGTTCCCCTGAACAAACCACGACAACTGGCTCCTCAGCCACCATCGTGGTGTGCCCCTGGTTTGGAATAAACCAGGAGTACGCCCTCGTCCCAAGGCACCCCGCCGATCTCCAGAACAATTTGTTCTCTCCCGGCGTGTTTCGCTTCCTCTTTCGGGGAGGAGCAACACCACGCCGTGTGAGCATCTGCCTCGCTCTTGGTGACACCACCCGCCTCTACCGCCCATACCAGATTCCCCGTATGTTCGTTGGAGCGCAAAACACACAAGGTGATCTCTATGCTGACAGTACGACCACGGTCGACCTGCCTTCATTGTTGATTGTTACGCATCTCGCATACAAACCACACCTTCCCCTTGCCCCCTCGGTGATCAAAAGTTACTACAACGTACCCGTGTTCACCACTGCCCTCACGGGTGCCAATCTCCCCTGGGACTTCGTGAGCTTGGAACTCACCCCTTCTCAAATGACCTCTGCTGCTTTACGCGCTCTGGGTTATGAAGTGGGCGACAACCAGCCCAGAACTTATTTTGGCGGCGTTGTTGCGATTTACTACAATCTTGGCAATCTGAAAGGGGCTCCCTCCGAACTCAACGTCACTTGGGACCGGAGCGCTCACAACGCTCTTCCCGCCTATGACGTTCCTGTCCACATTAATGGCGAAGTTTCTGTGCAAGGTATCTTTTATGGTACTTCTGCCGAATTCTCCACCAATGCTTGGACCAACACCAGTTGGGTTAACGATTACCTTCGTATTCCTGACACTCGCATCCCAATCCCCATCCACGTGGCTACCGTGGTGACGATTGGCGTGGGCCTCACACACGTTACTGCTAGTAACGTGTCGCTTGGGTTGCTCACAACCGGGACCCGCACCACAGCCTTAAGCTGGGTGCCTCCCACCCCACTACACAATTAGGCACGATGTGCAATAGTAACTCCAG